GCCTCTGGCGGGACAACGAGAGGTGCGGGGTAAGGTTTGTTGTGTTCCTTACCTTCATCGTCATGGTACCTCTCTCCGTTATAGCCCCATCGTAATTCAGGATCACGAGAAGGATTCCACGTAATTCCGTGCTTCTCTAAAGCTAACTTCCTACAGGGGACAGAACAATAGGCAACGTCTCGATAATTAGTAGCAAACGGTAACTCACACTGTCTGCATGTCTTAGCTGTGAACCATTCTTGTCTTGCGATTAAAGCCAAGACAGATTCAGCTTCACGAGATTTTTCGTCCTCTGCATACTTCTTAGCAGCCTTCTCCTTCATGAAGTTCTCTAAGAGTAGCTCTTCCTCTTCCTCAGAGAACTCAGCACCAGCAGCCTTAAGTTTTTCTAGCTTGCGCTTTGCTGCTATTTCTGCCTTCATACTCCTCCTTATCCTTTCTCGCCTTGGCAAGTGTGATAACTCCGGTAGCAATTAGCCATTTAGTACCGTGAGCATGGGCTGAGATTTGGTCAGGGATGTGTGACTTAGTGCTGTACTTATAACCTAAGTTAGCAGCAGCCTGTCTCATTCCCTGCGGCTCCTGTAGGACCAACGGAATCCCGTCTCGTTTAGCAGCTAACTGCACTGCTCCTATCATACGAGCAGCTACCATTGTGTTCAATAGTAAACGCTGACCCATGTTAGGAAAGATACGGAAGTTTTCACAGATGATTGTTTCTGTATTCCCTGGTAGTGGAAGATTCAGAAACTTTAAAAAGTCATCTTCTATCAAAACTAATCGTCTATATAGCGTTCCGTCGTCGCCAAAATAGGCTAATCCGTTACGATAACCCGGATCAATTGCTAGGTACATTAGCATCACTAAACTGTTCGGGGGCTGGGTTTTTGTGGTCAGGACAGAAGTAGAGTAAACTTTGTCCCATTTGGATAACCTGCCAGCCCTTCTCATCTAAGAGTTCACCGAGGTGATAATTACCCTCAGGAATCTCAATTTCGTTATGACAGTTGTGGCATGTTCTAGTCATGCTCTCTTGCCTCCATGTCGATAGGGACGTGTCCAGTTATAGTCCATTTTACGTCGGAAATGAAAAGCTAAGTCTACTCCATACACGGAAGCGTAATGAAGTAATCTAATAAGTAGATCAGCAAATTCTGAGCCTACTCCCTCAGGTTTACCCTCAAGAAAATAGTCATCAAGACCTGTTTCGCGCCAGGCTTCTAATGCCTCACTAGCTTCTGAATGGAGTAATGCAATAGCCTCAGGGAAATTGATTTCATCTGAATTTTTAGCCCAACCTTTAGCTTTAACAAACTCCATTACTTCTTGCTGCATATCTTGAAGCTCAATTATTTCTGTACTTAAGTCGCCCATTGCTTATCCTCCACATGGAACTTAACCGGGAACTGCGGGTTATCTTCCATGATTTGTCTGATGGTTTCCTTATAGTAGGGTAGCTTTTCTTTACGAATCTCAAACACTACTGAGTCATGAACCTGTAAGACCATCTTGCAATCTCGGTTATCGACTTGGTCGTTAAGTCTCAACATTGCGTGTTTGACGATTTCTGCGCCGCCTCCCTGGCAGATGGAGTTCCAGGCGTCCTTCTCTTTTCCACGATTAAAGATGCTATTAAAATGGCGGCGGCGGCCTGTCCAAAGCTTAACATAACCTCGGGACTTAGCAACCTTCGCAACGTCTCTAGCAGTGCGACGGAAGCCGGGGAAAGCAGTATGATAAGCTTTGATGAGTTTAGCAACTTGGTCATCGGCTGCCTTTCCACTATGTTCATCCCTTGTTGACTTAAGCATGTAAGCTAACTTCTCCGCTCCTGCGCCGTACACAATAGCGAAGTTCATCTGCTTAGCATCGTATCTAGTTAATCTGACTCCGGTCTGTTCGTAAATGAGATCGGCAGTGACTTCATGGAAATCTGCTCCAGAATTAACTCGTTCAATGAGTTCGGTTTCTCCCGCATAAAATAAAGCGATTCGGTATTCCAGGCTGGCATAGTCAAAATCCCAAAGTACCCAATCCTCGTTGGTAGGTATAAATAAGGATTTGACCGGGCCAGACCAGGGTTTATCAGATCTACGGGGTATTTGTTGTAAGTTGGGCAACTCGCAGGAGAGTCTTGTAGTTCTTGTGCCAGTTGGCTTATAGTTAGGTCGTACTCTTCCATCAGGACTTACCATTCTAGGGTAACCAGCATAGTAGAAACTGTTAGCTTGCTGCCACCCCCTGTAGGCCAAGATATCTTGTGCTACTTGACTGCCCATAGCTGATAGCATAACGTCGTACTCAGCCATAGCGACTTTGTTAAAACTAGGGTTACCAGTCTTAGGAGAGCGAAGAACTACAGGAAGATTGAGTTCGGTAAGGAGGACCCGTTCGAGGTCAAGACGAGACCCAGGATCAAAGCCAAGCCGAACTCTACGAGTTTCCATTTCTTGTTCCGCTTGCTCTGATAAGACTGCACACTTATCCAAATCCGCTTTAAGCCCACGACTACCTACCTTAGACAGAACATTGAGAAAGCGTCTTTCACTTTCCCACAGGTGTAACAGGTCTTGCCCCATTATTTACCTTAGGTCCTCTCCGTGGGATATAGGTGTCATACCACTCTTTAACATCGGGCCACCAGTAAACCTCAAAGGGTGCCCCTGCTCCACCACCGCTAATCTTACGTAACGGTTTAACGAAGTTATTACGCTCTCGTCGTTCAACCCATCCGTACATAGTACGTAGATGAACGTTTAACCTACCAGCTATCTCACTGCGTGTGACAAGATTGTAAGCTAGTTCCTCGGCTTCTTCAAGGCTTAAGCTCACTGATAAACACCTCCCATAACCTGCCAGTCATGTTCACATCTTTGCAACAGTAAGGTGCCATAACTTGTGGTGGAACTTCTTGCCAGGTCATAGCTTTAAGAAACTGATTAAGTTGTTCCTTGTCCTTGCCGTCGTCTTTAAGAACGAACTTGGCTAGCCAATCGAGTTGTTTGGAGGGAAACTCTTCATTAACCATGTGAGCCATAACCATTGTATCCCAATAGGTATCCTCAGGAATGGTTATGCCTAATGTTAGTAATGAAGGATGGTCATACAAGTAGTTGTGTACAACTATCTCTTTGGTCTCGAATATTTCTTTGAACTCAGGTAACCAAAGCTTAGGTAAATTATGTTTGTCAGGTACATCATGTCGCCACGGTAAGTAGAACTCATTACGAATACCATCAATCTTCCAACCTATACCGATACCGGTGGCATAGACACGACTGTCCCATATAGCACTAGCTCTAGCACGTTCTTTAGATTTGTAGTCTCCAAGTTGACTAGTCTCTGTGTCACAATAGACTCGTGGAGCCCTAATCATTTCGTTAAGAACGGCCTCGAATCCTGTACGACTAGAAACTAAGCCCGATGTTATATCCCTGGGTGGGCGGCTCAGGCTCGTCATCGTCGATGTCGCGGGAGTTAATGAGTCCACTATCGCTAACCTCCGTACTAGCTGCAAGTCTGCGTTGAGCGGTTGTCTGTACTGCAAACATAAGATTCTGGCCTGTTGCTACGCCATACTCACGCTCTTGCTCGGAGTACCTATGCTTAAGATTGATGAATTTAATGTCTGTGTTTACTGTGTCCTTTGACCATAAGGCGTAAACGTCAGTCGCAGAAGCAGTGATGTAAACAGACCCATAGACATCATCCTGAGTCTTAGGTTGTTTATTTTGTGCCGTGGCTTTGCGGTTATGATGTACATGCCAAGTAGCGATTCCAAACTTCTTACGAAGCTTCGAGTCAAAGTCGAACAACGTCTTGGTATCTTCATCACTGTTGAGAGACTTAACAGTAATACGCCCCAAGCTATCGAGGAATAGAACCTCGATTTCGTGCTTCTCGATGTATGCTTGTAAGACTGCCTGCTTAACAGGATCGAGGACATCGAATGGCTCTCCTAACGGTACAATCTTAATGCGGTCCTGTAACTGCATGATAAGCTCCTCAGGCATATTACGGGTCATATGCTTAAGAAAGTACTGAATACCTGCTTGATGCATTTCTAGGGAAAAGAATCCCACACGTTTAGCCTTAGGGATATCGTATTTGAGAAACGGGACTCCTAAAGCTAGACTGATCGCTGCCTGTAGGCTAAGCCTAGTCTTACCAATGCCCGGTCTTGCGGCCAATACCATGCACCCATTGTCCTCAAGACAATTCTCGATTGCCCAGTTAAGCTCAATAGTACTAGTGAGCATCTCATGAACCCCCATAACAGGAAGTTCATAAACTTCAATGACAGTGGCGTTGGTGGGGTGCTTAACTCTTGCGCGCACAATAATGTCATTGAGTCGTTGGTCTCTATCCCTACGATCATGAAACTTTCCCCACCATTCATCAGCAGCAAAAAGAACAGTGAAGATTTCTTGGTCATTAAGCCCCATTTCCGCACATAGATAGCCAAGGTTCATAAGCTTAGTGGAACGTTCACCTTCCTGGACATCTCTGTTACGAAATAAGTCTAGAGCTTCCGGAGTCCAAGGATGAAACGCGATAATACTTGTGATATCTAAGCGGTCAACGTCAGTGAATATCTGACTTGCTACAGGGGGTCTCTCGACTATGTCAAAGCGAGCACTCTGAAAACGCCAGTCATTAGCAGACAGTACCTTAACTTGACGGTTACGCTTATGGTTCAACGTATTCGGCGGACGCAGAACCTGGTTAGCATCCCATCCGGAAGTGTCAGCACCTAGCTTATAAGACAAGGATCGGTTAACCTCTTCGATCCACTTAATGTCGTTGGCGAATTCTTCGAGCTTCCAGTACCAGTGCTCGTGTCCAGACTCAGAGGACTGAATCTTAAGGGTAGGCTCAGGTGCTTCCTCTAAAGATTCGGGAAGCTTACCATCATGCTCAACCCATACAACCCAGGACCCTAAAAGATGTTCCTTAAGTGAACTCTCCGCAGAGAAAAGCGCCGGTGAGCAGTAAATCTCTTCATGAGCGGCAGTGTCTACGATATACTCTACTGCCTCATGCTTTTGCTCTGGCCACTTAAAGAATTTCTGAGTCCAAGGGTCACGAGTATCACCCGATGTCCTTATCTTAGATGGGGTATAGATGTAACCCTCAACGTTTCCATAGAGGAACTCTAAGAAAGACTGGATGGTACTATCGCCAGACCCTTCAACGACCTTAAGAGTCATCGCCTCCACTTTGCTCCCTCAGTGCCACATTGATCTGATTAAAGTCATCTATAAGTGTCTGCATCATACTCTTCTCATAGATAACTAAACCTGGATGGTATAACAATACAACTGGCCGAGAGGTAGGTGTGTGCTGATAGATCATGCCATGATCTGCTTGTGGTTTGTGCATAGGAAAGAAAGCTTGGATAGCTGACTTGCCCATAAGAGCTAGTACTTTAGGGTTAACTGTGACTACCTCGGTCTTAAGACAAGGTAGGGAGTCGATAACTTCTTGCCTAGTTGGGTGTCTATTGTTACCGATAGTGTTAACGGTACGGTACTTAACTGTGTTGGTGATGAATACAGCTTTACGATCGAGCCCTGCGGACTTTAGCAGGGTGTTCAGTATTTCACCTGACGGACCCACGAAGGGACGCCCTGCGTCGTCCTCCTCCGGTCCTGGGGCCTCTCCGACCAGCATCACGGCGGCACCGAGAGGACCCTCTCCGGGCACGAAGGATTTAGCTGTTGACCTCAGATAAGCGAAGGCTATATCTTGTTGGTATTTCTTGTAAGTGCTATCAAGATAAGTCTCGATTAAAGTTTTATCTATCATGTGCCCTAGGTGGGAGTCGAACCCACACTTGACGGATTTTAAGTCCGCTTCCTCTGCCTTTGGGATACTAGGGCAAGGCCCTCCCGGGGAAAGGCCGTAACAATACCCGGGAGGACCGGCTTATTTAGTAGTTACGAACGGGGTTGGGCGTTGTGGGCTGCCCTGTAGGCTGTTGACTTTGCGTCTGTAACTGCTGCGCGATACCCATAGCACCTTGCTGCAACTGAGCAGTAATGCTAGCGTCACGAGGCCCGATCTTACTGACGTTAACGTCTCCGCGTGCGCTAGTGTAAACCTCGATCCAAACCGGAGCACCCTTCTTACCGGCGATAGCTGCGCTAAGCTGCGCATCATTCATACCTCCGAACGGAAGACCGATAGCAAAGAGACGGTCACGAAGCTTACGACGAGCCTTGTTATCCATTCCTGGGTTAGCGTGACAAAAGTCATTCTCAACAGTCTCGCCATTATGTGGGCTAGTAGCGTCATCGATTCGCCAAGCGAAAGAGACTCGACGCTTCTTAGTACCTGGCTCATCCCTAGGCTCATAGTAGCCGGCACTGCCATAAGCTAGCACGGCTGGATAACGTCCGTTCTTAATCCCATCCGGAACGTTATCTAAACCTAGGTCAGCAAGGAAGTCCTCACCAGCCGGGGCCTGTTGCGGCATCATGTTTGGGTTAGGAGTAGGCTGTGCTGTAGGTTGTGGAACAGGCGCACTAGGCTGTTGTTGTTGCTGTTGCACTAATGCTTCCAAGTTGTTAGCTGCTGCTTCGGTCATTGTTCGTTAGCCCTCTCTGCTTTAATTTTTTCGATTTGGTCAAGCTTAGCATCGTGTACCATGTTGAAGGTAAGATTCTGGACCATAGTATCGAGTGAACCGATACGGGTCTTAGCGGTGATACGTGCTTCGGTAGTTTGAGTGTTACGAGTAAGGGCGTAGAATGATTCTTCGCCGCTATCTGGAGAAACTTGACTCCACAGGTAGAACACTCCATCGACGTACTGATTAAGTGCGTCTGTTACTTTATCAGTAGTGTCAGGCTGCCTAACAACAGCCTTGGCAGCACCCTTCTCGACATCCTTATCGTGACAGATGAAGATTACGTTACGGTCAATGTCCCGGAAAGCGGCTGCGATCCTTCGCATATGACCAGTGTTCCCTTGGTAATCTTTACCTTCGGGAGTATAAGGATCACGGCTAAGTGGAGCTTCCATCCATTTCTGCTGGACTCGGTTGTCGAGAGCAGTATACTGTAATTCGGAAAAGGTGTCGAGGATGATGGTTTCATATTCCTCAAAGTAACCTTTCTTAACTAACTGAACGAAATCCTCAATCTGCTGTACCGACTGGAACTTCATAACCTTGATGCCGTTACGAAGGATATCAGGATGGTTAAGCAGCGTGGACTGTCCGCGCTCGACGGCAATAAGCAAAGGTGAGGGAGCCTCACAAGCAGCCTTAGTTTTACCGCCACCCATGCCTCCGTACAAGACTAGCTTAGTGTACGGAGTTTCCTCTAACGGGTCATGGATGTAAGTGTTAGTCAAATAATCGACTAAGCTACGATCCGCAACTACAGTAAGATTTTCGTCGGGTTTAACTAGAGCCGGTGGAGCCTCGGTTACTTGAGCCACTGTTGGGACAGATACGGGTACAGAGGTTGTATCTGGCGCGGTAACAGTCGGGGTCTCCGACACATTCTCTTTTGGGAGTGTTTCCTTAATCTGCTCATCCACTGCTGCTTGTAGATTAGCGATAGGATCGGTACTAGTAGTCTCTGTCATTAACGGCGCCTTCCTTGACGACTACAGTGTCCTTAGTTTCATTGTAGTCATAAGTCTTTGGCTGGAAATTGGTGTCTATATCTTCTATGATGGGCTCCCCGTTTAGCTCAGCTAAACAGAGCGTAGCGAAATCACAAAACTTGCAGGCGTTGGTCCCAATGTTGCGAATCACATCCTGAGACTTTTCCTCGATAGTCTCTAAGGAACGGTGGTTAACAATCTCACGAGAGGTCTTAACTTGCTCGATCATGAGATTGCGCATCGCAGGAACAGTAGGGACCCAATCGGTCTCCCTAAACTGTTCTTCATTGGTGTAAGGCGCAGACCTCGCCTTAGGACCAACGCCGCGCTCACGGTAACGGTATTCCCAAATGGCTACGCGATCTACAGGAATATCCAAAATCTGCATAGCCCAGAAATACTTATCCAGTTGAGCAGCGCCTTTGGTGTCTAGTTCTATCTGACCCCAAAAGTCATGCGTCCACTTATGATCAATCAGATAGATAATGGGGCCGTCCTGTAGGCGAAGGTCATTAGTAAACCCGTAACCGAACTCATCGATAAGGTCTACCTGATGGAACTGTTCAACTTCAAGTACCTGCGCACCAGGATGAATCTGCGGAAAGTAATCAAAGTACGTGTGGAGTTTACGAGTAACCAGGTTACCGTATTCGATGATGTCGTAGTTACCATCTGCCACGTACATAGCGAGCCATAACATAGCAATATGCTTAGCTCCATCGAAATCACCAGGATTCTCTAACAAGTGTTGGAAGTAACGCTTCTTAGTCCAGTGACCAATGTTACCGATCATGAGAGCCCGACCTTTACGGCCATCGATAGGCTCAATCTTAAGATCGTACGAGTAGTAGTACTGCCTCTGGCAATTACGCCAAGAGTTAATCTCTGAGTTAGAGATAACGCGAGGACTAGCAACTTCGGCGTTCATGCTAGCTCCCCATGCAGTTTCTTCTCGTAAGCATCTGCGTAGTCCTCAGTAACATGATTAGGGAGAGCGACGTTATTTCCCCCACACTCTTTACAAGAGTCAGGAGAAATGTCATGAGAGTAAATCCAGATAACAAATAGATTACCACACCACTCACACCTTACCACGTAATTCTCGTTAACGATCCAAGGCTTACGACACTCCTTGCAGACCCACATGTTACGTGTGGTGTCTAGAACAACGTCAGGGTTTTTACCATGCGCACGACACCGGCAAACCATAGGCCAGATAGCCTTAGTCAAAGATTGGTCATGTGCCGGGTTATAGAATGGCGAAGCGGTATTAGTAGACACTAGTTACCACTAGCCTTCGTGCGGCTATTGAGTTCCCGAAGGACCTCCATAAGTTTAGCAGGGTCAACAGGTCCATTCTGAGGGAGAGCCTCATCTGTCCGCTTAAAAAGATCTGCGGTACGACGTAGCTCAATTGCCCACATGGCTAGATCGCTAACCATACCAGTATCGTTATTGAAATGATAGATAAACTCAAGTGGCTCCTCGTCGTTCTTAACATAGAGTTCACAAGTACGTTCTTCGGAATCAAATTTAAGAATGTACTCGGTTACGAGGGGATGATCTTCTCCACAATGACTGCACATGTTTACGGCCTTTCTGTTGGTAGACGCGCCGTCTAGAGTTATCCTAATCTTCCTAAAGACAGCGGCCAGCCTCTTAATCTCGGGCGGTTCCCTATCAGACTCTCACTGCTTAACAGGAATCACGGCTGGTGTATCAGGACCCAAGCTTATTAAATTTGGCGACCCGGCTGGGAGTCGGTTCGCGTCGGAGTAAAGAGGCTAACGATATCCTTGAGAGATATGTTAGTTATCCTACCTTCTCCCAACCGGGAAGTCTAGGTGGGGCTCTCAGAGCAGAGGACCGCAGTCAATATGATCTATGCGAACTTGTTAAGAGCCCCACTTTCTCTACCGCCGAAGGGTAGAGAAACTTACTCTGGCGCTTCGCCTAGCGCCTCGCGCTTCGTAACCTGAACGAAACCCATCTTAACGAGATCGGCTGCGTGCTTGTCGTCACACTTAAAGCAGAACGTAGCCTTAACGTAAAGCGGTTCCTCACCAGGACGCTCATTGATACTGGTGCGCTCGATAATCTCACTAGGCGTAAGATCAACATTGCTACACTCAGCAGAGTTATTACAATCGTAAGTTCTCGGATTCTCCACGGCCTTCTCCTTAACGGGTAATGGGGCACAACGCCCCCACTAGTACAACTATATCGTGTTTGACCCTCGGTGTCAAGCACTTAAGCGATTTATTTAAGAATCGCCTTTAGAAAGTGCTGCGAGGGCTTCTCCTGGGTCTACAGGGGCCTCCGAAGGAGCTTCCTGCGTTTGGTACTCGAACTCGGAGGTCAATAACTGAATAGCTTCAGTAAAGATGGTCGTAAAAAGTTCGAGAGCTTCCTTAGGATCTTTAGCTACGTCACCTGCTGCAACAGTAGAAGCAGCGTCCATAGCCTGACCCTTAATAAGCAAGTCGGTTTTCTCTTGCTCATCACCGAAGTAATGAATAGCATTTGTTAACTGCTCTTCAAGAGCTTGCCCTAGCTGAACAACAGCCTGGAAATCTTGAAGTTTAACGAACTGCTGTCCGTTAACCTTCTGCACAACGATATGCTTAACGAAATCGTTAACGGAAGGTAACTGCTGCATACTTTGTTCTGTCATCCGGACCAACGCTTCCTTTCGGGCTTACCTTCTAGGTGTTCTTTAGGTTCATCTACTCCGAGGATGTTGTATAGGATTACATGTTCCCCTACAGGAACGTTGAGTCGAATAAGTCTCCTAACTTTAAACTGGTTAATTCTGGCTCGTCGTTTTTCTTCTACTGTGTCAGGGATGTCTAACTTAATTCCCCGCCCTGCGTACATATCGTCAGACATCAGTCTCCTATATGAAAAGCTTTTCTATTAACGACTCGTAACTCATACATAGAAATTAGCTGTTCATCAGTAAGAATAAATCCGCAACTGCACCACCAATGTTTCATATTAGAATCATACGTCATTCTTTTAACATCGAAGATACAGAAAGGAATCATACTATCGTCCATCAGTCACTCTTAGCCTCTCCGTCCCAATCCTCATCCATGATAGCGTGCCACATGTTATGACAGTAAGCACAGATGCGGTGTACGTTACCGGGTTCATTGTTAAGTGTGTTCTTGTCTGGACCGTGGTGCCTGTTAACCTGTAAGTTATCTTCACAGATACGAAAGGGTAACAGGTTACCTTCATCATCCATACAACCAGCTATCTCGGCAGCTATAAGTTTAAGCGGCCTGGTGTCCTCAAAGTACTCACTCTCAGGTGACACAAGCAACTGGCTTATAAACGCCTTTGACCATTCGCATAAACCTGAACGATCTAAGGGAAATAGTATGGCTGCTCGTTTACGCCCTGTAGATTGAGGGTCTTTGAGGACAGCGGAACGCTTATGCTTACGTCTCCGCTGCTTAGCGTAGGTAGGATCGACGATGGGCATTAAGTCTCGCTTACTAAGTGGAAACTACTTGACCGACCACAAGTAGGGCTAGCGTATTCGTCAGCCCAAAATTCTTCACCGGTAATCATATCGATCCATCTAAACACAGTTGTGTTACAGTTATCGCAAGTGTGTTCAGTGATGTCTACCTTAGCGGCGTTATTAAGTGCCATGTTAGTGAGGGTTAGCCAAAATGTCGCGCCACTCAGGTAACTTATTAGTTACCATTGCCTCTGCATAGGTAGCATCGTTCCAAGCGTTATAGACAGCGCGCCACATATCATCAGGATTAGAAGTATCAGGTTGATGCTCTGTTATCCATTTAGTACGAAGATTAGACAAGAAGTTAACTCCAGTAAGAATGTTAGACATAGGATTGTAGCAGCCACCGTAAGCATCTGCTTCGTCCTGTAATTCCCACCAGGTAAGCTGCATCGGACCACAACCCTGCATTTCAGTATTTCCACTCGCCACGCGCTCGATCTTGTAATGACGGTACGACTCTTGTGTAACAATTTTTCCGTGATGACCTTCGTAAAGACCTGACTTATCCCCACCCCACACATTCATGCCTCCGCTAGATTCACGCTGTAAAGTAGCGCAGGTAGCAAAGAAGGGGAACCTAGTCCAACGAGATGCCTTCATAGCAATCTCAGGGATAATGATACCGTTAGCCTTAGCTCGGTCAATCATCCATTGATCTTTAGCACTGAACTCGAATGCAATGTTAGGTGATGTCATGATTCTCCTTAAGCACGGGGCCCCTCCACGGCTCTCCCGAAAGGGGCCCCGCACGTCTTAGGAATTACGGAAGTTGTGTTCCAGCAAGCAAACCGTATTGACTATTCATAATGTCGAATACGTTTTGTGTTGGGAAATCATCACTTAATGTAAAAGGCTTACCCAAGCATCCAGGTCCAGAGAAGATATGCTCTCCTAAAGAGTACCCCATTAAGCGGCAAATAGGAGCACGGTCAGCTGCACCATTAGCAACATTCACAGTAAGGTGAATAATATAGTCGCTAGGATGCTCACCATGTTCCTTCATGTACCAACTTACACTTGAATTATCAACCTTATGAACCTTGAAACAAGGACCTGTGGTATTCTCACATTCACCCATGTTTAATCGAGGAACGTTAAAAATATCATAGGTGTTTTCCTCATAATTCTGCACTACATCGCCAACATGGAAGGCGTCTCCTACGTCAGAGTCCTTATCAATAGTGATCTTAGACTCACCAGCCCACCACGCATCAGGAACATGCGGGTTTTCGCCAACATGGCACTCAGGACAAGGATCATTCTCATTAGCGGCAGGAGACCCCCACTCCTGTTCACTATACTCAGCCCAAGTGCCACTATCATGGGCACTAGCTGGGATAGCTAACGCAATAATTCCAATACAACCTAAGGCTGCGAGATACTTACGCATACACTTACCTCACTTAATTGCGAGGACAACGTCCTCACAGTCAGAGTTGATAGTGTCCTTCGGGTCCTGAGCCTCGGCCTGAATAAGAACCAGGTCAGCACCATCTCCACAGTTAATAGTATCCTTAGCGTCGTCGTCGCTGACAAGGACAGTATCGTTGTTGTCTCCACCATTAACGACATCGGAACTCGGACCCGGCGTAAGGTAGTCGTCACCCTTGCCACCATTAAGCTTATCCGAACCCCAATTTCCCTGTAGGGTGTCTGAGCCTGGATTGCCGTTAAGCTTGTCCGAGCCCTCGTTACCAGTAGCGACATCCTCGCCAGGACCTAAGATAAGAGTATCATTACCGGCCTGGCCAGTAATCGGACCAAAAACAGAGTCACCCTCAAAAGCCGGGCCAACTCCGTCATCACCCTTACCAACTAAGACGTAGTCGTTACCGTGACCAGCAACAACAGAATCGCTACCATTGTGAGTGGTAACTTGGTCGTTCCCAGCCTTAGCGAGAACGTTGTCGTGCGGAGTAACGGAACTGTTCACTGTGTCGATGGAATCAGGACCGTTAGTCCCAACGTAGTCGTCTGCACTAGCAGGCGACCAAGAGAAGATAAGTGCGGTAACCGCAAAGATAGCCGCAACAACGTACTTAATCTTAACCATACGAAACTCCATAAGTATCAGTAATCGGAACTGCCAGAGCTACTAGGGTTTGCGCAAAGAACCCCTCCAATATCTGTCGTCCTACAGGAGCCGATAGAGACATACGGTCTAGCAGACGGTAAATCTCTTCGGGAGTACGGTTGGTAGCCAGTGCTACCTCTCGAACGGTCTTAGGTTTAGGGTAAATCATGGCCGAGACTACTCCTTATTAAGTGCGTCAAGTAAAGCTTGACCAGCGATAGCTAGGCTCTTATGTTCAGGACAGAAACAGTAGATATTAGCTGGGTCTTGAAGGACGCCCCAACCTTTATCTTCGAGTTCCTTAATGATCTGTAAGACTTCCTCCATATCCTTGTTGATAGGATCGCTTACCTCGGTAGAGTCTAGGCAGTCCTCAGACTCACAGCTAATAATCACCTTACATCTACCATCCCATTAACTAGAACAATGTAGACACGTCTACCCTCATCAATAGCTTTGTGAATAGTCTGCCACGTACCCGAACGAGGATGGAAGGCACTGTTAGGAGTAGCGATAAGTCTTGTGGAATTGTAAACGATTCGTGCGTTACGCTCGTCATGAGGTGTAGCTTTCATGATAGTTGTGTTAGGCTTGGGTTCTTTTCTACTAACCCATTTCATTTGAACATCATTAGCAGGCCAGCGAACAGAAGGAATTTGTAGCTTATCACACATAGCTTCAAATTGTTCGTCAGCGCCTACACAACCACCGTTATGTGCTGTGGTGATATTGTTATTGAAGTTATCAAAATCCTCTAACAACTTCTCAACAATCATTGATTGTTGAGCACTCATCCCATAACGAGAACCGGTAAATCCTATTGTTTCTGACATTATAGTGGCCTCCTTCGGCGTTAAGCCACGAGAGATAGCAGCACCAAGCAGACGCTAACGAAAGCGACGCTTACGGTGACGGCGTCGATATGCATTGATCCAATACCACACTTCCATGATAACGAGAATGATCCAGCCGAACAAAGCCAAGGCAAGGATAGGTTCCTTGTCTATGAAATCAGCGACTGTTACGAGTAGGTCGATCACGGTTTAAAGCCTAACGCTTCAAGTGTCTCAGTAATGCTGTCACAAAGTTGAGTAAGATCCTCTCGTTCCTTATTGATACTGCCGAGAACGGACTTGGCATTGTGCCACTTTTTCTCAACTACTTCAAGACGTTCTTCTTTCTCGTCAAGAAGATTACGAAGTTGAATAACATAATCAGGTGTGGTGATAGGTTCAACCTCGAAGTGTTCGGCGCTCATAGCAATTCCGTAATCTCAACAGGTTTGCCTGAACAACTAGCCCATCGATCTTTAACACACCACACATTAGCTGAGTCAGCAACGTGGACGTGGTTAAGCTGAGAAATTTCATGAGAGCTAGCAGCCCTAAGTTCACGCCAGGACCACACAATAGGCTGATCCTTAGTGCCCTTAGTAGGATCGACGATAAAGTCCGGACCCTCTTCAATAGGAAGCTCAAATTTGTTCTCGATGTTGAACCTAAGCTCTAACCACTGAGTGAACTGCTTAAGCTCACCAAGTGCCTCCGAACTCATCCCACGAATCATCCCTGTAGAATCCACGTATCCGTAAGTTGCGAGATATACGTCTAACACGCTCGCTTGCGATTCGCTCTTGCTCATACTCTTTGGCCTTTCTTATGATGTGATTAGAGAGTTGGATGTTGTAACCCAAACAAGCTGAACAGTCTGGACAATGATAGTACAAGTTCCAGGCTATAGCAACAAAGTTTAGGTAAACTTGGTTGTCAGGTAGTGTGTATGATGATTTAGAGTTCATCGCTGCTCCCATTAGTATGGCAAGCTTCGATATGTGCTCCGGCCTTAATCAACGCATCGGGTAGGTTAGGTGCATACACCGTCCAGTGATTCTCTTGGAGGGCTTCCCCGCCCACCATAGAAGGACACTTACGACACTGAATCTTACGCACTCGAATGTCTGTACAGGTTATGCACTCAGTCTGTCTGATAACGATGAAAGGCCCGACGTTAATAGCTCGGGGGTTCACCGTACGGCCTTTCTCTGCTTCTAACTGCTTTACTACAGGGACATCGTATGGCAAATAAAGCTCACTTACCAGCGTTGCCGTGTTCATAGGCTAACTCCAAAAGATAAAGAGCTTCACGATCGGAGCTACGATGTCCAGTCTCAGTCCGTGACTTAGAATCCACATTTCCGCATCCATAACATGCGGCATAAAATTGGCTGCGATTGCCATAGTAAACATTATGACCCTCCCTTCAAGTTATCTGGGTGGACACATACGTAAGTCTCGAAGTGTCCGTTAGAGTAGTCACCACTACCCTTAAGGTAAGTCTCATCCTCTTGACACTTAGGAACGTCTACTGTGTTAGACAGCTTATCTGCTAGAATAAGGTTAAGTAGGCCTAACAGGATAATACAGATAGAGACGAAGACAGGCATGACAATGGGGCGTTTTTCCACCGGACCCATCGTGCCCTTGCTAAACGGGTAGTGGTAGCCTTGGTGCTCCATAGGTTCTTGCTTGAATCCCATAACTACGGCCTTTCTTAGATTTCGCCCTTACGCAATGCTTCGCGCAGAGCATTCTTAGTATTGAACTTGTTAACCATGTCCTCCTTGCCAGCGATAAGCTCAGCCATCCAGTTATCGATAGTCTGCTTCATGCGGATTACGTGAACGGTTGTTTCCTCGGTCTGGCCCATCCGGTTAGTACGACCGTAAGCCTGGTCCCTCTTACCCGGGTTCCATTCCTCATCGCAGATGATTGTCTGCGTAAAGTCAGTGTAGTTAAGACCAGTACCACCAACACGATAGTTAGCAAGGACAACGTCGTACTTATACACGCTGTTATTCTTCTCAACGTAGTAACGGTCAACGTCTATCTTAATTTGCTCAGCCAGATCACGCGGATCGCCGTAACGCTTACCAGTCTTACCGTCAAGGATGACAGCGCGCAGACCAGCATCGGTAGCTCGACGGTAAAGCTCTTCGAGCGGCTCAGTAAACTGTGAGTAGATAACAGTACGCTGAGAGGGGCAGACCTCCATAAGCAGACCGGAGTATTCGTTACCACCGTTCTTCTTAATGATGTAGTCTAGCTTCTGACTCTCGTCAACGTTGAAGCTATCGTTAACTAGCTCACCGAAGTCGTTAGCTCGGAGGAATTTAATACCACTAGGCAACGTCTCAATCTGACGGAGACGTAGCCTAACGACCAGTGCGTTACTAGCCATAGCAACAGGTGAGTCAGGGTCAAGCATAAGCGCAGCGTACTCGCGCATGTCTTGACGTGCCTGTGCCTGCTCAGGATATTCTTCCTCATCGATGTCTAGCTCATGGTACTGGATATCCTGGGGCGGAAGCTTAATCCCTGCATCCTTAAGCGTACGCCTAAGGTAGAGGTTACTGATAGACTCAGCAAGCTTATCAAGCTGACCTTCAGCAAAGAACCAACGACCTGACCACGGGTCCTGCTGACAGTACATACGTAGGTAAGCAGATTCACCGGCTGGCGTAGCTGGAAAGTTAACAGGATCAACCAACGTAAGCAAAGTGAATAGCTCTTGTGGCCTGTTAAGGACAGGCGTACCCGTCATCGGGAACACGTAACGTGGCTTAAGGTACTCAGAACCATCGGGCTTACGCATAACCGGAGAATACGTACAGTCACCGTTGTCCTTAGAGTCCTTGTCCTCTTCCACAAAATCCTTAGTGTGGATAAGGTGGTTGATGCCCCTGTAGGCAATCGACTTACGCTCTTTAACCATGTGTGCCTCGTCGATGATAACCGTATCGAACTCCATCTCGATAAGGTCATTGATCAATAGCTTATCCCGACGCCATGCCTCATGGTTAACAATGACCACACAGTCAGGCTTGCCCTCTTTAAGCGCATCCAACATGATACGCCGACCGTTACGATTAACCTTGGACAAGAACACAGGGTTAGTTTCGGTCCACTTCTTGTACTCTTTACGGATGTTAGTGTCTAGAGCAGCAGGCACAAGATAGAGTATGCGACGCCCGGAAGGAGGCTGATTAAAATTGCCAAGGGCAAAAGCAAACGGGTCGTCATTATCTCCCTCTGCTGTCTTAGCCTTAATGTATGCACACGTCATGATAGAGGTAAGAGTCTTACCAAGACCGACGTCATCAGCAAGAATCATGCTCTTATTAAAGGTCATGCGCTGAGCACCCTCTAGCTGGTGAGGCTTAGCGATGTCCTTCCAAGGCATCTTAGCTGTAATCTCAGCGAACTTAGCAAGCATCTTATCAAGCTCTGCTTGCTGACGAGCGGCCGCTTCGCGTAAACGAATAGCCTTCTCGATCATGTCCTTACGCTCTTCGAGTGCGTTTAGCTTCGGCTGAGCGGACTGCTTAATGTTGAGAGCCCGCTGCTCTAAACGCCGCACCTTAAGCGCCATGTTTTCATAGAACTTAGCAAGGCGCTCCTTAGCCTCTTGAGCTTCCTTGCTAGCTTGATCGATGTCTTTAACATCGCTGTTAAACTGACTGAGCTTAGACTCAAGCATCATAAGCTCAAGGTTGAGTCCGTTAAGATCAGTGTCTGCAAAATCCGTTTCTGCATAGCGATCAAACCCCACCGCTTCGTTAATCGGTGAGGTTATCCAGGATGGTAGTTCTTCCTGAGTAGGTAACTCGGGAAGCTTAGCGTGGAACTCCATGTCAGTCATGGTTAACAGCCTCCTTAACTCCAACGCGTGCCCCTACAGGGAATCGAACCCTGCACCGCGTAGGCAGTGAACCATCGGGGCTTATACTTGTTATTTCTTGGGAGGTACTGGTCTCGGTGTGATCGGAGGTTTCTTAGGATCACGTGGATGTAACGGTCCAGGCGGCCTAGGTGGCCGCGGAGGATAACCTTTAGGATCTGGCATTTTCCACTGGCCCTTCTTCTTGCCTAGCGATATCGCTATCTTCTTCGTCCTGAGAGATGAACTCATCAGGATCGTAAGTCCATTCTCTGTCCATGTTACTAGCCATGCTAGCTCCTAGGCGATAACGTCCATCA